TGAAATTCAATGTCGATGTCCAGAATCAGATAGTAGAGGTAAGTTCGGCAGAGTATTAGGCGAACTTTGGATAAATTGTACAGAAGATGGACATGAGTTTGGTGGATGGACAAATATAAACAAGTGGATGTGTGAAAGTGGTTATGCTGTTGGTTATCATGGACAGAATAAAGATGATGTTGAAGGAGAACATTGGAAAAATCGTTTACTTCTAGCAGAACAAGGAGTTCATGAATTATTACAGCTGGATGACGATTAAATGGCTAAAAGAACAGCATACGGATTAGTACATGTAAAGAAATCCAAGGAAACACCGAAGCGGACTAGTATAGGTAAATCTAAAAATTCCAGACCAACAAATAAACATAAACGAAAGTGCTGGAAAGCGTATAGAGGACAAGGGAAGTGAATAAAAGAACCAGAGAGAAATTAGGTGATGGAAAAATTAATACTTCATTAGAAATGATTGAAAAACAAGAAGAAAAATTATGGGAGACTAATCCGATGGAAGCATTGAGATATGAGAAAATTGAAACAAGAAAGAAGTTGAATTGGTGGGCACGATTTTCGTTGTCCATGATTATAGTTATGACTTTTTTGTTTTTAGTATGGTTATTATTTTTCGGAGCATTACCGGCTGAGTCAAGGGACTTAATCAATATCATGGTTGGTGCATATGTGGCGGTGCTCGCGAAGGCAACGGATTATTGGTTTAAAGATAAAGATGATCCAGAACAAAAAGAATCAGCAGATATACAAGGAACCTAATTATGGCATATTCAGATAAGGTAATAGAGCATTATGAGAAACCGAGAAATGTTGGTAGTATGGATAGTGGGAGTAATAGGGTCGGTACTGGTCTTGTGGGTGCTCCAGAGTGTGGGGATGTTATGAAACTTCAAATAGAGGTAGATGAAAATGAAAAAATTGTCGATGCCAAATTTAAAACTTTTGGTTGCGGATCTGCAATTGCGAGTTCTTCATTGGCAACTGAATGGGTTAAGGGCAAGTCATTGGATGAAGCACACTCAATTCAAAATACAGTCATCGTTAAAGAACTTTCTCTTCCCCCTGTCAAGATACATTGCTCTGTATTGGCGGAAGATGCTATTAAGGGAGCAATCGCAGATTATAGGAACAAAAACGGAATTACCGTGTGAATAAAAAAAAGAATATGCTTAATATTAATGATAGAGCAGCATTTAATGAAAGAATAACTCATTTGGTAAATGTCTCTAAAAATATGAATTATTTAGATGCTATTTTATGTTATTGTGAAGAGAATAATCTTGAAGCAGAAACAATTAAGGCCTTACTTAGTGCTGAAAATAAAGAACGACTTAGAGATGATGCAGAAAAATTGAATTTCTTTCCTAAGACATCCAAACTTCCGATTTAATGAAAAAGAAAGATAGACAACTTTACGATTCGTGGAAATATAAAAAAGGAAATCTTATGGAGTTTAATAATCCAATTTTTCAGACACTATTGGGTCTTGTCATCTTCTATATTGGTCTAAAGATGTTCAGCGGTGGAATGAAGACAATGGGCAAATTAGAACACCTTGAGGTTTTTCTTGGAAACCCTTACTGGATGTTCTCTGGAGCAATTGTATGTACCCTCCTTTGGCAATCTTCCTCACTTTCTACCACAGCTATCATCGGACTTGTTGCATCTGGTGCTTTACCTTTACCATCAGCGATTGCAGCCGTATTGGGAGCCAACATTGGTACTACTGGAACTATCTGGCTGGCTGGTATTCTGGTCAGCGACGGAATGCCCGTAGGAATCACCAAACAAATTGCGATGGTACATACAGGAGTGAATGCTCTTATGGCGATTGCCTTACTTCCCTTTGTCCAACCTATAGCAAGATTTATATCTAAATTTTAATTATGTTAAGGGGTTTTGATGTATATAAAACTTATCTTGCACTAAAAAGACACTTTAATTCAGATAGATACAATTATTTTAATTATTCTTTTAAGAATAGAGGTGTTTCTGCAAGATATACTACTTATCAAAATAGAAATGATAAGTATTTTTTTGAAAATCTCGCCAAAGAATTAAGAAAACATGAAGAAGTTGAAGGATTTTTGGTTTCCAATTTTGTTTATAATTCTGATATGTGGGTTGGAGAAATGTATGGTGATGACGCGAAAAGAACTCATAATAAATGGAAGAATAAAATTGAATCATTAACATATCAATTTACTCAAGATATAAATGAGTTAAGATCTCTAATTGAGAATTTTAACAATAGAGAATTGGGATTACAGTTGGGATTTAATAGAATATTTACTGTTGAAGAAGGACAACACCCAATTTTATTAGAAGAGATATTAGGAAAAAGAATCAATATAGAATCAGCAATTATAATGGATAAAATTTTACAATTTACAGATTTTTGGAATAAAGGTATTTTAGATAAAGTAGTTTGGCCAGATGTTTATCGTCTGATGATTAAATATGAACCTTTTCTAAAAATAGATGATATTTCTAAATTCAAAAAAATAATGAAGGGGGGGCTTGACATGGGATGATAAATAGTGTATAATAGTATGTATAGTGCGAATCAGATGAAATATAATGTTAACCATAAAAATATAAGGATATAAGATGTCACAATCATTTTCTGATCTAAAAAAGTCACGTCAAAAGTCAATTGACAAAATCAATAAAAAACTACAAGAACAAGCAGATAGTTCAAAGGGTTTCGCGGAAGACACTCGTATGTGGAAAGCGGAACTTGATAAATCTGGTAATGGATATGCTGTTACCCGGTTTCTCCCAGCACCAACAGGAGAAGATCTGCCGTGGGCAAAAACTTGGAATCATGGATTTCAAGGTGTTGGTGGATGGTACATTGAGGAATGTCCAACTACTATTGGAAAAAAGTGTCCAGTATGTGAATATAATTCCTCACTTTGGAATTCTGGAATTGAGGCAAATAAGGAAATCGCTCGCAAACAAAAGCGGCGTCTTGTTTATATGTCAAATATTTTAGTTCTCAAAGATCCCGCCAATCCTCAAAATGAGGGAGAACTTAAACTTTTCAAATATGGTAAGAAGATTTTTGATAAAATCAATGATCAAATGAATCCACAATTTGAAGATGAAAATCCTATTAATCCTTTTGATCTTTGGGAAGGAGCGAACTTTCGTTTGAAGATTCGTAAGGTAGATGGATTTAATAATTTTGATAAATCCGAGTTTGATTCAGTTTCACCATTGTTTGAAGGTGCGGATGAAAAACTAGAAGAACTTTGGAAGAAAGAATTTCCACTTTCTGAATTTACAGCTGATAATAGATTTAAGGAATTTTCTGAATTGAAGTCCAGACTTGATAGAGTTCTTGGTGCACAATCAGAATCAGTTGTTCCAGTAAGTGAACCTCCCTTTGATGGTGGTAAACCTATGACCACTCCACACGTAGAACCTGTTGTTGAAAGTGTTACAACAGCTGAAGATGAAAATGATGAATCATTGACGTATTTTCAGAAATTAGCTGAAACCGCGGCATAATTTATATTAACTAGCGGGCGAAAGTCCGTTAGTTAACTCTTATACAGCTGGTGACCATCTGTCAGTAGCGAAATTTGATGTGTGACTGATAAAGTTCTGAATAGAAGTGTTATCTGTCTGATGTGAAGAGTTATCCACAGTTGGGCCAATAGAAACTACACCACTTCCTCCAGCAGGCCCATTTTCCCCCGTCCATAAATTCTTGCTCAGTGTTTTTTCAAGGTCAATTGTACTTACAAGTTTTTCTGATCGATTTGTATTTGCAGCATCATTAATTAGCACATCTGATTGAACTCCTCTTAGATTTTTCATAGATTCTCTAAATGCTTTGGCTCCTGCTCCACTCCCTGTCCGCCATTCTTCATCTTTATTGATACTTTCTTGAATTACATTATTTAATGCTTCGAACACATCTTTACGGTAAACATGGTCAGTTAACAGTCTTGGATCAACAATATTCATTCCATCATCAATGATACCATATTTTTCCAGTAAATCTAATGCTTGTCTTCCAGCTACATCTCCAGGGTTAAAATTATCTATTAAATTACTACGTAAATCTTGCATGAGGTTTTCTCTATTAGTATCTACCCCAGGAATCCCCAAAAACGTTCCCTTATCATCTATTGTTCTTGCTTTTGTGAGCTTTTCTATTTCTTCATGTGTTTCAAATAATTCAGTATTAAATTCCCTTAACCTGTTTTGAGCTTCTTTCTGTATTTTAATTCCTTCACCCTTGTTCCTATATTCATCATCAACCATTTCTTGCCATTGTTTTGCATGTTCCATTCTTGATTCAAGAAGCTCTTTCTCTTTCGCTTTGATCTGCATTTGAATTAATATTAGACTTCCTTCGGTTTCTTTTCCAGATTTTATTCTATCTCTTAATTCCTTTAATTCAGTATTTAATTGAACTTGTTTCTCATCTTCCCATTCCATCCGCGCGGCTTCCCAAGTCTTTTCCAACCAAGTTGCGAGAAAATTTGTACCCATTGTGATCTTCGCTTCTCCTAAAGCTGCACCAAGACCCATAAAAGCACTTCCCAAAATAAATCCAACTAGGGCACCAGGCAAGCCCCCAAACACAAGTCCTCCTACAGCTCCAATTGCTCCTCCCGCCAAACCTTTTTTCGCCGCCTCTAAGAAGGAAGCGCCATTTTCTGTCCCACCACCAAGAAGTCTAGATATCATTGCGCCCCATTCAGTATTTGCTCCCATTTTTTTCGATTCTTTACCCCATTCTAATACAAATAGATCTACAATTTCTTTATTAAAGAGTAAACTGGCCACCAGACCCATAATACCAATACCCCCCGCAAATTTTAAAGCAGCTATTGCTACAGTTCCCAGGCCCTTTAAAATCCATGCACCAATATCAACAATGCCTCCAAAAAGACCACCAAAAAAATCTTTCATGCTGAATTTGGATTTGTCATCATCATCTACTTTTTCTGGTCCTTCTTCTCTCTCTGTTTCTATTAGTTTTAATGTATCTTTTTTCTCTGTAATAAGTAGAGGAACTTTAAATAATTTTTCTAAATTACTTTGCCATAATGGAACTCTTGTACCACCTATACCAATCGCAGTTGCTACTTTTTGTGCTGTTCCGTGTTCTTCTCCTTCTTGTGTTATAACAGGTAAAGGTACATTATATAATTTATCTAAATTAGGTCCCCTTTCAGCAATTCTAGTTGGTTCTTGTGCTGTATCTCTTCCTCCCCCAAAAGGATCAGTAATGGCATCATATATACTAGCTTGTGCAAATGTTGGTAATGGAGAAAGAGCAGAAGATACAATGGCGTGACCATATCCCCTTAACATTCTTTCCATTCTTTTAGCGGTCGCATCTTCTAAAACATCAAAAAATTCTCCGATTCCAGTTGCTCGTCCTAGTCTAAGTTCTGTTGTACCAAATTGTCCTGGTTTTCTTCCTCCAGATGGTTTCGGTGCTTGTGCCATTAACGTCTTTCTGCTTCTCTTTGTTTAGCTTCAGTTTCTTGTTCTTGTATCCAATTTTTTAATAATTCAATATAAATTTGTCTTTCCCAAGGAATCATCTCATTTAACTCAGTTAAAGAGTATTTATGATGTTGTACTAATGCGAAATTAGTCAAATAATGAGACTCTAAAGAATCATGAGAAAGTGTTATTCTAAAAAATCCTGCAAACCCCTGAGACTTACAGTTTCTTCTCCACCACATTTTTCACAAGTATAATTTATGTCATGTTGTATTGCAGGTTGAGTTCGATAAAAGTTTTGAATTTTAAGCATTTGTTGTTGATTAAATTGTTCAAAAAATTCTATTACTTCTTCTTGTGTAAAATCTTTTGTTTCATGTAAAGTTTCTTCATCTTTAATAAACTCTATTCCTGAGGATAGAAAGGCTAAAATACCTTCAACATCTTCAGTATCTTTGATTTTATTTGCAGTTTCTATATTTGGATATTTTAGAAATATGGTAATCTTATCATTTATTTTAATTTCCTTATTATGTGATTCATCATATACCATTTCAACTTCTTTTAGATCCACGTTTACATTTGATACATGATCACATTCTTCATCATTTTTATTTTTTCCGTCTCTGTGTTTAAATTTTAAATTTAATTGATCTCCAACAGAATGTATTCTTAATTGTAAAAATATCCATTCTAAATCGAATAAAGGAACTGTATCAACATTAAATTCTTGTTGTGAACAATTGTTTATAATTTGTTTAATTGCAACCACTTGTTCTTCTAAATTTTCCCCTTGCATTGCCATCATTAGTATTTTTTCTTCTTTTACTAAAAATGGTCTAAATGTAAGTTTTTTATTTTTTGAAGAAGGTTGAGTAGTGCTAAATGTTGCAATATCAATCTTGGGTAAACTCATAATATCTCCTAATTATATAATTATTATTTTATGTATCAAACCTGCCCACGCATCATTCTCCACCGGGAATAAGCCATCACGACCTGTAATTTCATTATGTCCTGAGAACCGTAAGTTAATGTGATAGGATTAATTTGTTTGGGAAAAGCTTCCATTATTTCTACATGATAATCATCTATAGTTGTTACTGCGGGATTTTCCACGTTACTAGATAAATTTGTTGCAAGTTTTTTTATACCAAAACTTCCACAATACTGTTCTGGATATTGCAATACGTTTTGCATCATTTTACCTTCTACATTCGCACCAGTGAGAGCAAAGATGTCATCCATCCACATATCAAAAACTTTTTTAATAAACATATCATCTGTTAGTATGAAAGATAAAGTCAATGTTGGATTAAAATTATTAGAGTGGACATATGATCTAGATATACTACCTGTTCTAACTTCCTGTGTCGCCAAATTTCTTCCTGGTAAACTTGTAGCATCACACATAAATTTAAAATCTCGTATATCATATCCAAGCTTTTTTGCAATTCCATTCGGAGCAACACCATATGGACCTGTAAGTAGATATTTGTTTGCCTTTGCGGGCCCTTTATGTTTGTTTATCGCTGCGATAAAATGTTCTGATTGTTTAAATCCTGCTGGCATTATATTATCCTTTTTGAATCTTCCCAGACCTTTTCTTTTCTGGTATTAAAACGTTCTATTGGTAAAAATATTGCAAATTTTAATTGTTCAATTCCTTCTATTACCATACCATTTGCTCCTTGAACATGACTTGTTAAATATTTTTTAATGCATGGTCGAGTCACTTTATTTCTTTTTAATGTATTCCAATTAATCACATTTCCAAATGCGACGGCATCTAATAGTCTTGCTCTATGTTGATACGGCAAATAATGAAAATTTAATCCTATAAATCCATCAACTTCTTTACTTATGATCATTGATAGGGGAAATCTGTCATAATATGGTAATGTTTTTTCATGTTTTGCTTTATATGAGAATAATGTTAATCTAGCTTTGGTCATTCTTCTTTTTTGTACCAAATTAGACCCTTTCATAAATTCATCAGCAGACATACTAGAGTCATCTAATTTAACATTTAAATTTCTTCTAAAATTTCTAATTTTATTTTGTAACCATTGAGCAGATTTTATATTTTCTTGTGGAATTTGTTTTCTTTTTACCACATCTTGTAATATATCTATTAAATTTCCGCTATTTTTCGGTGTTTCCGCCATTTTTCCTTTTTTTTCTGATTCCTAAGTCAAATTCATCTTGAATTATGAAATGCCATCCTCTATTTTTACAAAATTCATCCGCGGCTTTCCATTTCGCCTTATTTACGCCCCATTTTTTGGCTTCCCTGATGAATTTTCTCGATTTTTCCTTCATTTTAGGCGGTTTTGTCTCTTTGTTAGGCTTGACTTCAATAATCACGACCTTTTTATTCGCAAATTTGACCCAAAAATCCGGAAAATATCGGTGAATTTTTCTATCAATTGGTGATCTATACGGAATAATGACTTCTTCAGACGCCCATTGTTCCACTTGAGAACTTAAATCCAATTTTTCCATCACTTTTCTTTCCCAACCAGACCTATAAATAATCTTTGTGGGATTACCCTTATATTTATTAGGATTCTTTGGTTTGTATTTTCCTTTGTATGCCATATAAATAGAAATGAATAGTTTTTAAGATACATTTATATTTAGAAAGAAAAGCAAAATGTCAGATCCAAATTTGATGAATAACACCGCTGGAAATGTTGCATCAGGCGGAGGAGGCCCCGCAAATCGATATTCAGTATTAAAATATCCATTAACTTTGGGAGAAGTTCATACAGATACTCAAAATTTTGTATTATTTCATGCGAAGCCGGGAGGACCTGCAAAACGCGGTCGGTCTGGCGGCGGGGACGAAACGTCAGACATAGCATTACATATCCCACCTGGATCAATGAAAACTAAATTTACAGGAAATTTTACACCCCTAACAGGTGGTGCAATTTATGAAGCTTCCGGACATACTATGGCAGCTGGTATGACAGGTGGTGCTATTGCGTCTACATTAGCAAAAAGGTATAAAGGTGTCGCCGCAATAGTTGGTGTTTTGGCGGGAATAGGAATGAATAATATAAAGGATGCAATGGCTACGGGGGATGTTGACTCTATGAAGGATGCATTATTTGCTGGAATACAAGGGTTAGATGATGAAACTATGAAGTTCGGTCAGAGTGTGGGAGCATTAGCGATAGCAAATTTTGGTGGAGCTTTACAACCAATTACAGCTATGGAGGGAATAGGGATAAATCCACACATTGCTATGATATATCAAGGTCCTGGAGCATTTAGAACACATGATATGACATTTGATTTTTGGCCAAGAAGTTATGCAGAAGCTGTTGCGGTAAGAAATATCGTTCAAACCTTTAAAAGAAGAATGTTACCAAAAATGGGCGATTTTTTGGGAATGAAAAGTATATATTTTGATTTTCCACACGAATTTTTTATTGATTTTTATATTGGTACTTCAACTGGACCTAAAAGATTTGATCAAATGGGAATAAGAAGGTCTGTATTATCAGCTATGGATATAAATTTTGATGCGTCAGCTCAGGGCCCGGCATTTTATGATAATCCAGCTGGAGATCCACTTCCAGTACATACAAAATTATCATTAGTGTTTCAAGAAACAGAATTTATTTTAGAGAATCAAGGTCTGCAGGACAACTCTACTTCTGATAAAGTCTCTTCAGTAGAAAAGGCCCCCACACCAGACAATCCCGCACCCGTATCCTCACCTAATGGCGCCGGCCAAGGTGGATGGACAGCGGCGTATAAACGAGCTCGCTCTATCGCGCCTGGTACGAAATTCATGTGGGGTGGAGGTGATGGTCATGATGCGGGCGAATATCATAGTTTTGAAAAAGGTGAGGGGGGTTATTAATAATGTCAGAATATTTTAAAAATATGCCAGCATTATATTACAGATTTGATACCGGCACAAATCATGCTGGAAAAAAAATAGATATAATTCATCAAAAATTGGTAACTGATATATCATTAAGACATAGATTAAAATCTTCTATAAAATCAGCTGTATATACTAAACAGCTTTATGATATTCCTGAAGGAGAGCGGGCTGATACATTATCTCTTCGATATTATGGTGGATTTGAATATGTTTGGCTTATATTCTTAGCAAATAATATTCTTGATCCTATCTTTGATTGGCCATTATCTCAAGACGAATTAAGAAAACATATAGTATGTAAATATGGAAGCTTCGATGCTGCCCATAGTGGAGTTCATCATTATGAAGAAATACTACAAAAATTAGTTCCAGCAAGTGCGGGACAAGAAAGAATAGAAGAGAGTTTTTATGAAGTAGATGCAACTCGTTATGAAATTGTTGCCGCACAGGGTGATGGAATGGAAAGAACTGTGTCTGATTATGAATATGAGATTTTACGCAATGATAGTAAAAAGACAATTGCTTTGATAGATAATGCTTGGGCCGAGCAGATTTTGGAAACAGCAAGAAATATGTTTAGTTAAGGTATATAAATGGCATCTTCTAATTATGATTCAATTATTCTCAATGGTGACCGTTTACAAACGGCACATACAGTCCCTGAGTTTGCGGGACAGGTTAAAATTAACCATTTTAGTATAATTAGTCCTAATAATTTTCCCGGCGGTATTGTTGATCTTACACACATGTTTACTAGATGTGAGATTACTGAAAATATATTTTCTCCTTATGTTAGTGGATATATAGATATTGGTGATGCAATTGGGTTATTTGAAAGAATACCTATTATTGGAGAAGAAGTTCTTCATATATCCTTTCAATCTGTTGGAGCAGATATACCTGAAGATAAAATAGATAGATATTTTAGAGTTGTAAAAGTAACAAATTTTAATATAGATCCTAAAAATGATAGATTAGTTACCTATACTTTAAATTTCACTAGTATTGAATATGTTATTGATCTAGCAACAAAAGTTCAAAAATGTTATGCTGGAATGAAAATTAGTGATATGGTTGAAAATATATATGAAGATTATATCAATCCTCACACCTCTGGTGCTGGAGTTCCAATGGAGATTCCTGAAAGACTTCTAGATGTTGAAACCACAAAGGCTGAGCACAATTTTACTATACCAAATATAACACCTTTTCAGGCAATGTCATTTTTAGCATCCAGAGCTGAAGCAGCAGGAATAAGTCAGGGCTATAATGCTGGTCAAGTTGATCCGGGATTATTCCAAGCTGCAGGACTTACTGAAGAAGGAAAAGATTCAAAGGGAGCATTTTATTGTTTTTATGATACAATAAGAGGAGGATTTAAATTTAAATCTTTAGAGACATTAATGCAAGGAAATGAAAAAATTCAATATGTTTATGCTCCTGTGGGATTATCTTATAAAAATGCATATGATGAAGTAGCTATTGAAAGCCACAAGATTCTTGAATATCATAGAATATCTCCAATAGCTGTTGATACCAATTTAAAAAATGGTATGTATGGAAATAGATTAATAACTCATAATATTATAAGAATGCGTCATGATTATCATGATTTATATTATAAGAAAGGTTATTCAGACGCCGGAAATATTCGAACGGATACTGAAACTGGTGCACTGATTCAAGTATTACCTCCCACTACTGCAAATGATTTTGGAAATACTGTTGAAAATAATTCTAAACATCAACATCAAACATATGTCATTGATGATGATACATTTCATTTATCTGATGCCCCTGTAATATCTAGAGGATCAGACGTAATAGGAAAACCTCAAGCGAATGTTTCATTAAAATCGACGAATGAGGGTTGTTATGTGAGATTTACGGATGTTAATAGTGAAGGGGCTCCTCAGGATTCTAGATTAAGAGAAACACACATAGAAAATTGGTATGCTAAAAGAAAAATGCAAAATCAATTATTGAATAATTTCATATATCAAATAACGGTTCCAGGAAATACACATAGAGAGGTTGGTGATGTTATAAATTTACAATTACCGACCAAATTAGGTGAGCTTACTGGTAATATTACAATGAGGCAGTCGACTTTGGCTTCTGGAAAATTTGTAGTAACAAGATTATCACATATTTTTCAAAAAACGCAGAGTAGAGTTGAACATACTTTAAACTTACATGTAATGAAAGATGGATTATCTAGAAAATTACCAGGAACTGATTATGTTCCATCTGATTTTGGTACATGGGAAGGCAAAGATACGGATGAAGCACTTGCAGTATCTGGAAGAATGAAAGGTCAAAGTGGGAGATAAGATATTATGTTAACTTCTGATTCTATGGGAATGGAATTTATTTGGTGGGTTGGTGTTGTTGAAGATAGACATGATCCAATGTACTTGGGTAGATGTAAAGTTCGTTGTTTGGGTTGGCATACTGATGATAAAAAATTAATGCCTCCTATAGATTTGCCGTGGGCTTTTCCATTGATGCCAATAACATCCGCTTCTCAGACGGGAGTTGGACAAACCCCACTTGGGCCTGTAGAGGGAACTTGGGTGATGGGATTTTTTCGTGATGGAAGAGATGCACAAGAACCAGTAATGATGGGCACATTACATGGAGTTCCTGAACAAGATGTGAGAGAAATTTATACGGCTCAAATTGGTTTTTATGATGCTAGGATGTATGACAATGCAATTGCATCTGATACACACCCATTTAGTTTAGAAGCCGCTAAAAAAAGAGTTAGATCTTTATTACTTGGTGCTGATACAAGACAATCAGATAAAGTTCCTCGAGAACCGGAAATATTAGAATATTCTGGTGCGGGTGATGGTGTAATAATTACTGAACAAGAACAACTTTCTCCTTTTCCTTCTTATCATTATTTGAATGAACCAACCACAAATAGATTAGCAAGAGGATATAGTGATCCAACATCAAAATTAAGAACTTCTGAAGATGGAAAAAGAACAGAAAGTCAGTATTCTATTTTAAAAAGAAAGAAAAATTCACGTAATGCCGGCCAAGTAAATGTGGGCACTGGTGGGGATTTTGGTTCAATAGTAAATATAAGAAAGAATATGGACCTGCCCTTTCTTACTCCACTTCAGCTCAGTTCTGATAAATTTAAAGAAGCATTACTTAAACCAATAATAAATAGATTTTCTGAACCTCTACCACCATATAATGCAGTATATCCATATAATCATGTACAACAAACGGAAAGTGGACATGTTTTTGAATTTGATGATACTCCTGATGCTGAAAGAGTACATTTATATCATAGGTCAGGATCATTTTTAGAATATCATCCTGACGGAACTGTAGTAACAAAATCAGTAAATGAGGCGTATAATATAGTCCATTCAAATTCATATGAACATATTGAAGGACATAAGATTGAAACAATTGATAAGAGTTTTCAGTTATTTGTTAATAGAGATCAACAATCTACACAAGGAAATTTTTCTTTAAAAATTGGTGCGGGTGGATCATATTATGCAAATGTTGATGGTGGAAATTATTATATTACTTCTGATAGATATGAATCGAATACAACTAGTTTTATGGTGGGTACAAAAAAAGGATCTACTATTTCTGGTGGTGGTACTTTAGAATTAAATACAACAGGATCAATGCGGCTTGATGCAGAAGGCCCCCTATTTGCAGATGCTTCACAAATTAAGATGAGATCAGAAGGTACTGTTGGATTATCTGGATCTGGTGATATCAATATTACCACATCTATAGGAACTGTCGATATTAGTACAATAGGAACACCATTTCTTGCGGGATCTGGAATTAAATTACATACAGGATTAGCACCCATAGAGATCAATGCGGCAGAAAGTGCGGTTGGTGCTACAGGTTATATTAATTTATTTTTAGGTAATACTGGAACTCTTGGAAAAATTGTAATTTCTCCAGCTGGAATAGTGATGCAATCACCCGTCGCATTTTCAGGAACGTTTGGAACGTATAGTTTAAAATCTGGTGCACCGTTATCTATTAGTGGCGCAGGAAAGTCTTTAAAATCATGTTTTGATGATTTAATAGATGAAATTACAAAGATAACAGTACCCACTGGTTCAGGAAATAGTGGAATGCCATTAAATACTGCGGCACTAAATTTAGTTAAAACAAAAATTATGCAATGTATAATGTAAGGACAATATGCCTTTAGGAATGCCACAAATAAAAGCAGGATTACAATCTGGATTCGCAAAAGCTAATACTACAGGATTAGATGTAGGAAAGATAATTAAGGATGGAGTAGAACAGTATATTTCTAATGCAATGGATCCGGCTGGGGGAAATTTCGCAGCTATGCCGAAATTACAAACATTAAATTTAGAAATAGGGAAAATTATGCAAAAGCAATCACCAATACCAGCACTAATAGGGCAAAAGGTTGCAAAGAAAATTGATGGAGCTTTTATGACATTACAATGTTCAAACCAAATTTCTATAGTAACGACAGCGGGTCTTCCAATGTTTTTAACAAAAATGGGTAAAATTTTTTCAAAACAGCCAGCATCTGGAGCACAATTTGGCTCAGATATTGCAGATGCGATAAATAATTATACAACACAAATAGTAATAACAGCAATGATTCCTGGTTCACCACCAGTAGTAGTAACAGGACCACCAGCATGACATCTCAAGTTGAAAAAATATTAGAAACTAAAGAAGATATTGAAAAACTTCCTCAAAGTTTGATAGATGCGAGATTAGGAATTATCGGAGAATTGGAATTATTTGAAGATGCGTTTGCTAATTTATGTGCAGGTGTGGCTGCTTCGGCAGATGTTCCTGCATTAGCATTAGCAAATGCCCAAATAAGAGCAAATTGTTTGGGAGCAAGTTCTGGTGATATTTTAAAATTTAATTTAGGTTCTCCAAGTGATTATGCAGGAGTAACATCTTTTACATATCCCTCTTTAACTGCAGGAACGGGAGGAAAACCTAAATTTGGAGTTTTGATTCGAGATAAAGATCTCAATTATACAATTTCTTTAAGTGATACTCTTGGAAGTACTGTGATATCAACTGAGGCGGATGGAACGTCTAATACTTATAGTAATTATATTGGTGATTATTATTTTGTTAGAAGTAGAGAAACGGGAAAATTAATAGATTTGATGGCTAATACAACACCATATGTCAATCCTGGAGTTGATATGCCATTTGGAAACACCGTTACATTTGGGGATAGTGTTACTGCGGAAGAGGGAAACTGGAATGAAAAATTTGCATATGCTAATATTGGTGATGTTGAATTTAATTCCACCCAAGACCAGTTTGTTACTTTATCTCATACTTTAGAACAAGGGTCTAATGAAATTGATGTTTCTCCACCTAAAATTGGAGATTATTTTGGATTAAAAAGATTCACTCATGATTTTGAAGAATTTACTATAACTGCTAATACAACATTAGATTTAGTAACAAATGTTACAGGAAATACTATATCTACTTCTGATGCATCGAAATTAGTAATGGGATCAGAATTATCAAGTACGGCATGGACATCTAATCTTACTGTAGTCGCAATTGATACAGATTTAAATGTGGTAGTACTTAATGATAATGTTGATAAGGTATATACTAATTTAGAGATTACATCAAAACAAATTATGCCAACAAGAGAAGAAAATACAATGTTCGCAATTGCTCAAATTGTTCCTGAGGGAATGGTTCCTGATTCATCCTGGAAACCTGTTGGTGATGATGATGGAAATTATGGTGGAACTAATGAATCATTTGAAGATTTAACAGTTATGGACAAATCCGCATTTGAAACCGCTCTTAGTGTATTTAATCCTCCAACGGCGAAATCAAGTTCTTTAGATTTATTTAAATCAGCTTCTACAGAATTAGTTTCCTCCAGTTCAGAAGTAGGACAAGATACGGGCAATTATGGTGGTAACGTATTAAATCCACTTTTTCCTGCCGTTCAAGGCGCCAGAGATAATTATGATGATGGGGGATTACAGCCGACTGGATTAGGAATGAAAGATATATTTGCAGGAAGGTTTGTAAAATATGAAGAAAAAAGAAAAGATACTACTGGAGCGTTGATTGGTGATTATCGATATATGATAGATTTCAGTGCTCATTTTTTTTATTTGGTGAGTCCATTTGTGGGAGCTCATAATTATACTCCAACAGTTACTGCATTACCAAATACTGTAACGGCTAGAGGAACAGAACCACAAGCAACATTCACTCCACAATTACAACCCGCAATGACAAGTTTGGCGGGGAGTTTGAACAGTGCTTCTAATTCAACAGACACAGTAACTTCTACTTCCGGCCATGCGGAAAATAAAGAACACCCAAATGCAGGAACCGTGCCCACTAATGCAGGATATGCGGGGAATTGGGGTACATATTCTTCAGAATTCACTTGGGGATCTGCAGATAGTGTAAGCCTTAATACTAATTCAACAGAAACATATACTAGTGTTACCACGTATTGGAAAAATTCAGCGAGCTTGATAGAAGCACATTCTTTTTCAGGTAGCCACGGAGGACCTTTTGGCAATCCCGCATATGGACACACTATTACTTATGCTATTAGTGAAGTAGATTGTTTGGAGAATGATATTCAACATATAATAAATGGAGATGAGGGTGGAGCGTCTAATGATTATCCATATGTACAAGGAAAAATTAATACATTAGATGGATTAGTATCTTATAGAGATCCTCTTTTAGAAGTTTCAACAGGAGCTGAATATGATGCAGCAAAGAAAACGGCGGCGGAAACATTTGATACCGCTGTAGGAAATTGTAAACAAGAATTTACTGATTTGGATACTTATCATGGTCAAAATTATGATGGTCGAACATATAGTATGACAGATGCTAATGCCTTACGAGATGATTTAAATACATGTAACTCTGAAATGTCTACAAGATTGACAGAATTGAATGCTAGAATTGGAAATCCCACTTATAGTGGAGGTCAATCATCTAATGGAACTGAACCTGGTATAAGAGTTTCAGCTCTCCCCGCTAAAGCTTCAGGGACATTGGTTCCTTATGGAAGAACAATATATGAAGCGGTAAATGTTGCTTTAGGTGATGATATAGGGTTAATTAATGAAGTTGTAGCAGAGGCAGACTCTTTACAGTTTAAATATAAAGAAGTTAGAGATAAAAGAAATGAATATGATATGTTGAAAGGAAGGAGTAAATATTATGGAAACTGATAAATGGAAAACTACAGAAGAAGAACTGCCACCAAATCCAATGGCTGATCAAATAGAATCTATGATTGATATAATAAAAGGAACTATTGTTAGTTTGAAAAAAGAAGTGGATGTTTTAAAAGAAAATAAGAAGGAGAATGAATGACTTTTCGAAAAGGTGGAAATGTTAGTCGTTTAGTTGAGGGCGGTTCAGAAGAGAAAAGAGCGCTGCGGGAAAAAGCTATTAAGGAGGGAAATTGGTTAGCGGCAAGTGTTAAAACTAATCAACTTTTTCCAGAGCTGATAGAAAATGTAACAGAGGCGATATCAGCATATAAAAAAGCAATGGAAACTGGTCAGTTATTGTTGAAGGCAAATAAGGCTTTTCTTCTTGCGTCGATAAATCCATTATTTTTAATTTTAGATGCAATGATCTCAAAGATTCAAAATCAAATTAACGATTTTATGGGGTCAGGAATATATACTATTTTTATCAATGGTCAAAATCCAAAATTATCAATCTATAATGTCAAATCTAGAACACCAAATCTTCGAATAAAAAAAGCAGCAATATCAGGAATATACGTTAATCCCTTTACGAATAAAATTGAATTTACAGCTTACCCGATTGTTGATATTGATGATATGAAGGCAGCAGAAGGAAATCAACCATACAGGCCAGGTGTTCCTCATGAAAAATCTTGGGAAATGTATGTGAATAATCATACAAATTATGTAATTTGGAATGGAAAGGTTTTTTATAATAGAGAAATACCTGGAGTATCTGGATCAGCTCAAGGAAAACCGGTTTTAGAGAAATCTGGTGATGGGTATCATGATATTACTTATCCGGATTCTATTTGGGCTCTTGGGGGAGAAATGCAAATCTGCAAACCAAGTAAAATGATAGAAATAATGAACGCAGCCTTTGATGATAAGGGTGATGTGAACAGGCCAGTAATATCAGAAGATGGAATAGCTGGAGCATTAGTAATAATTCTTGGTACATCAGATCCAGCTAAAATAGTAGAAAAATTAGCTAAACTTTATAACTATTTTGCAGATATAAGACCCATTAAAGATGCATTTGATATAGCTGTAGAATTGACAAATGATTTAGACGCTTTAAGAGAAGAAAAGATTATTGTTACAAATTTATGTGCACCTAATCCTGGCATGACAAATCCGCCAATAGAAAAATGGCCAATCAAGCCCGGAAAAAAATCAAGCATAAAAGCAGAACGAGATATATTTAAAATAGGAACAAATAGTGATAATAAAGAAAAATTTAGAAGAAGAGGAATTGACATTAATTCTAATAAAGAGGATAAGGTATTTTTTAAAAATTTAAGAACTCGCGAAGTAATGCAAATACTTGAATCTGGAACGGCAACAAAATTTGAAGCTCCGACGAGTGGTGGAACTGATGAAACATCAAACACGGAATGGTATGATCATATTACTCCAGGAGTCAGTGCTACTGCAGCAGATGCTAGTGTAGATCTTTTTACTCAAGGAACAACAGAGAGATATGAACAAGCAATTGATGTCTTACATGAGACTATATTTCCAAATACTAGACCTGGAGATATTTTGGTTGAAGTCGAACTTGATAATAGACTTGGAGTAATTGATGAAGAAGGACAGCCCACTAAACCTGATCCAGGAGGAGGTGATGCATTTAAAGTTTTTAATTCTTATGTATTAAAAAACGGTACAAAGGTGTTTGGTGAGGATGATCAAAAAGAAGATATAATGAAACGAATTATGGCGATGAGACGATGGAAACATGATTCAGGCGCGAAAGGTAGACAAGTAGCTTTATATCAATATTATAATGATAAGATTGGTCAAGGAGGATATGAGGAAGAATTAACATATCATAGGAAACTTAGTCAGGAAGAAACGGCTCAAAGAGTGGAGAATATGGAAAATTCAGTACTTGCTGCAACATCTGCGGTTGGTACTACTAAGGCGGAAATCGAGAAAATTAAAACTCAAATAGGACAGTTAAAAGTCCCTGAACACTCTATAGGAGCTCCTACAGATAGACTACAACAACATGAAGCAGACAAAGTTCAAAAAGACAAACAAATTGCTGAGATAGAATCAAGCATAGAACGTACTGAGACTAGGATTTTAGAAAAAGAAGCAGAAATATCAACAAGGGAAGAGGAGAAAGATAAGGCTTTAGAAACGCTATCAGCTGAAATGAAGTCTGTGCAAGAATCAGAATCTAAACAAGTAAATGCACAAGAAAATTTAACTAGTTTAGAAACAGATTTAATTAATATAGAGAAAGAGGTACGCGACTACGAAGAATCCAAACGGCAAGAAATATTTCAGCAAGCTTATGACGTAGAAATGACGAGAATAGGCAATTCAATGACATTTAGTGAAGCAGACGTCCTCGCTTACAAATATGGTGTTAAAGAATCGACTCCAGCGAAGATTGAAGAAAAATTATATCGAGACGATCAACATTATCGAGATATTTCCCTAGAGTGGGCAAGCTTAAAATCCCAAAAATCAAAAGCTTCACAAACATTAGAAACAGCAACAGCCGCGGTCGAAGGCCGAAATGAAGATGGCAGTTCCGGAGAGTATTCTGGTCAAATAGAATATTATGACGCGGAAATAGAAAAACTGAAAGTAGAGATAAATGGCTTTGAGGAGGACAAACAATCCTCACAAACTAAAATAGAAACTTTAGAAGAGGAAAAAGTAAAACTCGATGAAGCCATTGCACTTAGGAACTTGGAGATAGCATCTACTCACAGTAGATTTGAAGATAAAATTCAAGAGTTGGAGTTAGAGCTTTCAAATCTAACAACAAAACTAGAAGCGGCAAAGGAAATAGAAAGAACAGCAAAGATTGATAATGTTGGGAGCGAGGATGCTCAAAGCTTACGCGAGGCTACTACCCAATCTACAGCTTTTGGTGTAGTGACTGATGGAGGTGGTGCTGGCGGCGGTGAACCAATATTAACCGGTGCACCAGATCCACAAGGAGCAAGACTATGGGAAGAACTTCTTCACAAGTTAGTTATTGATGATGATGATGACCAAGATCCAGATAAGCCGGATTATGATGACGATGAATTGGGAGATTTGACAGATGAAGAAAGTACATGGGCAGCACAAATGATATTAGAAGGATCAGGTTTAAATGCTGCAGACATTAATGTTGATTTATTGAGACATTTTGAAGCTATATTGGATGGATATCTATGGCTTCCTAATTGGAAAAATCAAGGTAGTGCTAATCTTCCCGCACCAAGAGTTTGTTCTGTTCAGGCAATTAATAAAAATACACTCAAAAAGGAAAATATACCTGAATCAGTTTATCCTGATTTTTGGAGCATGAATGTAGAGGATGTAGTACCCGCACTTAGACCAATATTAGAATTATTAATAGACTTTTTAGAAGGATTAAAAGGAATAGGTTCAGGTTTAATTAAAAAAATAGACGATCTGATTGAATTTATTGAAGAAAAAATTATACCAAAATTAGTAAAAATATTAAAATTGATGGAAGAATTTTTAGCATTAATAAAAATAGGAATTGTTGATGCTGGAATATATTTTCTTTATATTCCTCCTGCGAATGGTGGAACTGAGAGAGTAAGGAATAAATTAATTAACGCTGGTAATCCACCACCAGAAAATATAGATTTTACTTATGGTATGATGTTATTTTTAGGAGGGGATGGCAGTCAAAAAACCGCAAAACTATTAGAAGCGGCGGGTTTAGTATAGTTTAGTTAGATAACATATAAATATTAGTATTATGGCATATACACACGGAAACTTAGAAAGAGATTGGCTGTTCGAAAAAGATATCCAAACTCAAATAAATAAATCAGAAACGATTTCAGACGTTTCTTTAACTTTCGCAAAACATCCTTTGACGGGGGATGTTATTATTAAAAATAAAACAGAATCTATTGCACAGGGAATAAAGCATTTATTAAAAACAAGAAGATATGAAGTACCTTTTAATGCACAATTTTATTGTGATATTGGCCATCATTTATTTGAAATGGTTAATGATATTACTGCACAAGCAATTAAAAATACCATTACAGATGCAATTAAAGAAAATGGAAGCGGTATAGTTGATCTTCAAAACGTTATGTGTATTCCACGGCCAGATCAAAATGGATATAGTGTACAAATCACAGTAAAACCAGTTAAAGAACCGATAACAATAACTATTACAGAATTTTTGGAAATAGAATAAAATGTCAACAGAAAAATTAGATGTAACAGATTTAGATTTTGATCAAATTAAAGATAATCTAAAATCATTTTTAGGTAATCAGACTGTTTTTTCTGGTTATGATTTTACAGCTTCAGGAATAAATACGATTCTTAATGTTTTGGCTTATAATACACATTATAACTCATTTTATTTAAATATGATAGCGAATGAAATGTATTTAGGCAGTGCTTCTATAAGAAATTCAGTTGCATCCAAAGCTGCAATGTTAAATTATACACCAAGATCTCAAGTTGGAGCAAGTGCGGCAATCATTGTTACTGTTGTGCCGACGGGTTCCCCATCCTTTGTTACATGTGATAAATTTACAAAATTTAATTCAACAATTAAAGGAAAACAATATGTGTTCGCTACAACACAGGCATTTCAAATAGATAGAAGTTTGGCGGGGGCTTATGTAAAACAAATAGATGTAAAAGAGGGAGTCCCTTCAGTATATACATTCACTAAAGATACTTCAGATAAAGAACAAAGATTTGTGTTACCAAATTCAAATGTGGATATATCGACAGCAGAAGTCACTGTTAAAGTATCTCCATCTGATGCAACATCTTATGTATATGAAAAGGCGGGAGATTTTACAGCCATATCTGGCACAGCAAATATATATTTTACTTCAGAAGTGTCTAATGGTAGATATGAAATTCAATTTGGTGATGGATCTATTGGAAGAGCGTTAACACATGGAAACCAAGTTCAGGTTAGAGCATTAGTATGTAATGGAGAAGGACCCAATGGAGCTACAACATTTAAATCATTAGATGCAATAGGGGGATTTGATAATATTACCATATCAACTTCAACCGCGGCATATGGTGGAGCGGAAAGAGAATCGATTGAATCAGTAAAATTTAATGCACCAAAAACTTTTTCTTCTCAAAGACGAGCGGTAACAGTAGAAGATTATAAAGCATTAATATTCGCAAATTTTCCAGATGCGGAAAGCATACAGTCTTGGGGAGGAGAAACTTCCGCAACTCCTGTTTATGGTAAAGTGTATATTGCGATAAAACCAAAAGGTGCGGAATTTTTAACAACAGCACAAAGAAAAACGGTTATAGCGTTATTGTCTGATAGAAAAATGGTAGCAATTGAACCAGTAATAACTGACCCAATCATTTATAAAGTTCAACCAACAATAACAGTAAAATATGATTCCGCTTTAACTACAGGATCTTCATCGGCGATTGCGGCAAAAGTAAAAACTACAGTGCAGAATTATAATAGCACAGATTTAAGATTATTTGATACTAATTTTAAATTTTCAAAACTATTGACAAAAATAGATAAATCAGATGAATCTATTACTAATAGTCTTATGACGCTTAAAATTTATACATCATTTATTCCCTCATTGCTTACGGCAGTAACCTATAGATTTTATTTTAATAATGCGATAGCACATCCATTTGATGGGTATTTGGGTGCTATATCTAGTTCAAGTTTTTCATATAAAGATACAGCAGGCACTTTATATGGTGGATGTAAAATGGAAGATTATAATGGAGTTATAAGAGTTTATAGAATGACAGGTACTATAAAAACTATAATAAGAAATAATATTGGATCTATTGATTATACTTCAGGACAAGTAATATTAGTAGCTTTTGCACCACAAGCTATTACAAATAATATTGTTCACGTATATTTTGAACCAGTTGAAGAGGATATGATTCCAGTAAGAGAACAAATTTTTCAAATTTTAGATAGTGATATTACAGTTAATGTCACAGACGTAAATATTTTAGAAAGAAGAAGTGTCACCGCAAATTCAACAACAACTACCACAACAACATATTAAGGTAATTTTTAATGGCTGTAGTTAATAATAATTTATCTTGTATTGTAGAAAATCAGCTTCCCGTTAGTTTTCGAAAAGAAAACGCGATGTTTGTCCAGTTTCTAAAAAGTTATTATCAGTTTTTAGAATCAATTCAAGTACATCTTAGCGCGAATACTGGTGCATTTTCTGAGGGAGAAGTAATTACAAGTGATACGAACAGTGCTACTGCTAAGATATTATCAATAGATACTTCTACGAATTTGGGAACCGGAGTATACTTGTATGTGTCACAAACTAATAATGTAATATTTGAAGCTGGTGAAACTATAACTGGTAGTAATGGTGCGACAGGGACAATACATCATTATAGAAGAAATCCATTAAATGCTTCGAAGGTTGCTCTTGATTGGAGTGAATTTCCATCTCCTAATAATGATTTATTTTATAATTTTAGATATGAATTTTTTGAAAATTGGCCAGAAGATTTAGATATTGATAAAAAAATATTCGCATCGAAAATTAAAGAAGTTTACATGGAAAAGGGTGATGAAAGATCATATCAAACACTCTTTAGAGCAGCATTGTCAACAGAAAGCGTAGACTTTTATTATCCAAAAGTTGATATGCTCAAACCGTCTCATGGAGATTGGATTAGAAATATAACCCTACATGTTAATGATGAATTTGTAAATCGTGAATTTTTAGGTAGAACTATAGTAGGGCAAACTACTGGATCGAGTGCATTTATAACTTCATTAGCTCTTAATAAAGTATCTACTACGTATGTTACAGAGTTATATTTAAAAAATCAAATTGGAAGTTTTAAGATAGGAGAACTAGTTCAAGCAACTTCAGAAAGCGATGATGGTTCTTATGCAAACTCTGCAGTTTTGGGAATGGTTTCTTCTAATCCAAACGCAAATACAACCACTATGATTACTGAGGGTAGACAATATACAAAAGAGGAAACTGTTCCTTTAATTGGTGGAATTGGTGTGGGTGTTGTTGCAAAAGTCGGTAGTACTACAGAGGATCAAGTCACAAGTTTACGAAGAATTAATGTCGGTTCAGGATATCAAGTAGGAGATTGGGTAGATTTTGATAATACAGTATCACTTCCTACGGAGAGCGCGAGAGCGAAAGTTACAGAATTAGATCAATTTTCACTTTCCGTCGTAGAAAAATGTAATGAGAAGATTTTTGAATTGGCGAATACTCATGTTATGACACTCTCTTCAGAAACAGATATTCCCATAAGAGAGGAATTTTTACTTTCAAATTATTTTATACAGAATAATGCGTCTCAATCAACAAAGAGGGGAGTTGTAGTTGAAGTATTGAGTAATACGGTTATTAGATATGCACCAACCGCAAATTCATCTGCAGATACAAGTCTGGCTTTTACTTCAGATGATACTGTTTATGCTTTTAGAAAAGATGGATTTGCATTTACTCCTACATTAATTTCTGAAATTGAAAGTGATCATCCATATACAAATTCTGTCGAAATAAATGGTGATTACGGGGGAATTTCTGCTAATGTGGGACACACGGCCACATTTCTTTCAAATACTAATACATCAACATTAGAATCTCTTACATTTTCAAATGTTACGGTAGGTAAAATTGAAACTGTAGAAATAATGGATTATGGAAAAGGTTATCAATCAACGCCAACTCTTTCAATAGATACTAATTTTAATTACATAGAAACTAATGGATATCCTTCAACTGGTGGTCGATCTTATCCTATAGGACAGGATGCGGTATTTATTGTTGATACTATGGGGGGAGGTGTTACATCAGTCCGCATTGATAATCCTGGAACAGGATATGGCACGGATAAATGGGGAACTCCAATTCCACCAACGTTTGATTTTACTGGTTTTGGAAATGGTCTTGCTAATGCTTCACTCATTATGGATTCTGTTAGATATTACCCTGGGTTTTATGCGGGGGCGGATGGTCAATGTAGTTCACAAAAGAAGCTTCAAGATAGTGTATATTATCAAGATTTTTCTTATGTTATAAAATCAGATAAATCAGTTGAACTTTTTAGGGATTTAATTTTAAATACAATTCATCCAGCAGGATTAAATATGTTTGGTGAAGTAATTATGAGAAATACTTTAGATCTGTCATTGTTTAAAACTGATCCAGTAACAACTGTCAATACTGTTGAGAATTCAAATGTTCATCAAAATATAAAATATAGATCCTTTTTATTAGTTTTTGATATTCCTATAGTGGTGCCTGTTCCTGAACCAAAATTTGATTTGTCTCATATTGAATGGACAACAGGATCAGATGATGAAAGAATTGATGGTGTTTGGTTAAGTGAGGCAGATAAATGTGAAGTTAAGCATACAGCGACCACAGAACAGGTAATGAAAGAATCCTTTTTAGAACAAACATATGATGATGTTAGATTTTGGTCTTTGTGTCAGACATATTTTATAAAAGAAGACGCGGCTACAAATGATGGTATTACAACAAAATATGAAACTTCTTATTTTGATCTTTCTGGAGAAACAATCAATTCTGCTGCAACATCTCACACACTTACTAAAACATATGAACCTAGTACATTAACAGTTTTTATAAATGATAAAATTATTCTTAATACAGATATAACACAAACTAGCGGAACAGCTTTTACAATTCCGATTACGGCGTCAGCTTCACACACGGAACAAGTAAGAGTGGTCGAAAGTTATATTAAAATTAAAACTAATACAGATTTATGGTTGCGTAATAATGATATCGTTCAAATAGATGGTTTTCCAGAATTTAGTAATACTTCAATAACATTAAATAATCAAAAATTTATAATAAATAATATTGACCTCGCGGCAGATACAGGAATATTATTACAAGTAGATGGGTCACCAGTAAAAGATTATACAGGAGTAACAGTTTTAGATGATGTTCCATATAGAATTATTAGATTGTCAAAAGAACTTATTACTCAATCTACTATAGATAATTTATCATCAGAACATTGGTCATATTATAAAGATTTTAAGATAAGTGATTATAGATTTGATAGTTTAACAAATGATTTGCAAAATGTTGAATTTTCAAATTATTCTGCTAATACTGAAGTATTTTTTGATAGACAATATATTGGATTAAATGAAAATGTATTATTAGAAACCGCGTCCGGCGGTGGAAAAATAGATTTAATGGGTGATGAGACTTATGAATTAGCCTTAGAGGGCAGAGCAGCGAAAGGTTTTGTCGATAATCCAATTTTTACGACAGATTATCAACTACATACAATTGATACAATAGCTTCTCGAAAAATAACTTTAGACCAATGTGTAAGATATAAAATTAATCAAGGTAATTGGGCATATTCCCCATCACAGACTCCGGCATTATTTGGAGTTGAGAATATTTCCATTATGAAACGGACATAAATAAACATAGACTATAATAAAGGAATTAAAAATGCCAGCTTTAGTAACAAGAAAATTTAGAACTCATCAAGCTAAACAATTTAGAGAAGGTTTGGGTGAAACTATAGATTGGAGCGGATCGGACGTTTCAGGTTCTGAAGATTCAACGACATTGGATGATCATATTTATTTGTATATTGGTAATACAACGGCATGGTCTGATGATAACGCTCCACCCACACCAAGAGATAGTGTATTTGAAAATACTCATGATTCTTGGGACTCCATGATTGCCGCGAAAAAAGTTACACAATCATATACTTCACATGTAATACCAAGAAATAACTGGACTTCAGGATCAGTATATGCGATGTATAAGGAAGATGTAGATACATTATATTCTAATACTGCAAACCCAATACATGTTATGACTACGGATTTTAATGTATACAAATGTATGGATAATGCTAATAATTCAACATCAACTTCGGTACCAACTTCTGTTAGTACAGAGGCCAGCGCGATTGAAGACAAATATGGATTGGATAATTATAAATGGAAGTTTTTGTATACAATTACTGCAGCTGAAGCATTAAAATTTGTGACACCAAATTATATTCCTTGTAAGACATTAAGAAATGCTAATTCTATAGGATTAACGGGATCTACGGGAATGCCTTTGGATGATGGATCTAATCAATATGATATTGAGGTGAATTCTGTAAAAGGTGCGGTAGATGTTTATAATATTACAGACGCAGGATCAAATTATTTATTTTTTACCGGAGCAACTGTAGGTTCTACAACTACGACTTTCTTTGAAACTGCGACAGCGGGTATTAATTCTACAGATGGAATTTATGATGGTTCAGCAGTTTATATTAATAATGATATTCGAATAATAGATACTTATGTATATGATGAAGGAAACTCCAAAGGGCAATTTACCTTAACTACTGCATTAGCGGGAGTTGCAACAGGATCATTTACAGTTCAACCTCGACTCGCCGTTTATGGTGATGGTACAGGAGCAACAGCTCGATGTGTAGAGGGGGGAACTTCTGGTACACTTGGTGCGGTTTTTGCGGGAGAAGTAGGTACTGGTTATAACACTGCAGAAGTTAAAGTAATACAATCTGGTACAGGAGCAACTGGTTCCGGTGGCGTGGTTGTACCAAGAATTGGCCCGTTAGGTGGTCATGCATATGATATTGTTGAAGAATTGGGGGGAAATTTTATCATGATTAATCAAAGAATAGAACAAAGTGAGAGTGGTAAATTTCCAGTAACTAATGATTTTAGAAAAGTTGGATTAATAAAAAATCCTGTTTCAGCTAATACAACACATAGATTTACGGCACAGGCAGGGACTCAGGCTGTAACAATGCGGGTTTCTTCAATAAATGGTTCAAATTTTATTGATGATGGATATGTTCTAGGAAATACGTCAGGCGCAATAGGAAGAATTGTTGATGAATTAGATATATCATCAGGCGTAAAAGATTTGAGATTAGTATCAATGTCTTTGGGTCCAACAAATGCAAATAGATTACTAGGAACTGCGGCAGGTACTGGTTCAAATTTGACAAATCCTAATCAAGGTCCTGATATTGTTGGCAAGCCGGGAGGATTCCAGGACGCTGAAACTGTTACATGTGATGGAAGTACGGCTACCGTCACCTCTTTAACTGCTGGAGAATTTAAACCATATTCTGGAACACTTTTGTATGTGGAAAATAGGTCTCCTGTTGTAAGAGCCTCAGATCAAACCGAAGATATCAAATTAATAATAGAGTTTTAATTCATGGCTACATTAAGTTTACTTTCATCTTTACAGCAAAGTCCTTATTTTGATGATTATGATGAAACTAAGAAATTTCTTAGAATGTTATTTCAACCTGGAGTTTCTCTTCAGGTTAGAGAGTTAACACAACTTCAGACAATTTTACAAAATCAAATATCTAGATTGGGCGATTCCTTTTATAAGGATGGTAGTATTGTTACAGGTGGACAGATTAATTTAAATACTAACGTTAGTTATATTAGATTAGCATCAACTGAAACTGCATCAACTTTCGCAAATCAAAAAATTCAACTTAGTGGTGCGGACACAATTACCTTTGATGTAATTACTACTGTAGAGGCTGAAGGTAGCGATGCTCCCGTTTTAATAGGAGTATATTCTGGTTCTGATACGATTACTACAACATCAGCAACGATACATGTTGCAGGCAGTACTGGTATAAGTGCACAAACCGCAGATGCCGGAACCATTACAGGAGATGGTTCTATTGCAAGTATTTCTGCTGGAATTTATTATATAAACGGATTTTTTGTTACAGTTGATGCTCAAACCATTGTTCTAGAAAAATTTGCAACGACACCATCATATAAAGTTGGATTAACGATAACAGAAAGTATTACAAATAATGTCGCAGATTCTTCATTATTGGATAATGCTTCAGGATCTTTTAACGTTAATGCACCTGGAGCAGATAGATATAAAATAGCTTTAATATTGGGTAAAAAGTCACTCACTACTATTTCAGAACAAAATTTTATAGAATTATTAAGAGTTGTTAGCGGCCTTCCAACAAAAATTGTAAAATATCCAGTATATTCTGCATTAGATGATACTTTAGCAAGAAGAACTTATGATGAATCAGGAAACTATACTGTTAAACCATTTTTGGCTAATTTAAATACTCATAAAAATGCGAGTGGATGGACATTAGCTAGTACAACAGCATCAATAGTTGGACTTGAATCTAAATTTTTAAAAGATTTTAGAATTGGTGATTCTGTTTATTTAACAAATGGATCTTTTAATTCTGCTACAACTACAGTTACGGCAATCGCAGATGATGAGAATATGACTGTTGCTTCTGCTATTGGATCAGGACAAACACAATATATTCATAATTTAGATAAATTGTCTGTTGGACTAGAACCAGGTAAAGCTTATGTAAGAGGATATGATTATGAAAGTGTTGCCGTAGAATATGCTGATATAAGAAAGGGTAGAGACACTAACAATGCGATAGAATTTGTTATGAATACAAATTTTGGAAACAATTTAAGAATTGATAGTGCGAATGGTTCATTTAATGTCGCTACACAAGCACCAATAGATTTACATTGTGTAAGAACAGTAAATATCAATACTACTTCCGCAGCAACATATAATACATCAAAGATAGGAACTGCTAGACCTAGACAATTAGATTATTTTTCTGGTACTCCTGGGGCAACAAATGGTACTTATGATTTATATTTGTATGATACCAAAATGTCAAGTATAACATCTAATGTTCATACGGGTATTGCTGCAGGAGGAACAACACTTGTTTTAAATTCTACAAAATCCACTAATGTTTCTTTAGCATATGCTGGTGCTTCAATTAAAATGACAAGTGGTTATAATGATGGAGTATCAAGACTCATCACAGATCATCAAGGAAATACTATTACTTTAGCAAATGCATTTTTAGCAGATATTGGAGTTAGTGATACGTGTGAAATTGATTTTACCGCAAAATATTTAGAAAGTGTTATAGAATCAGATGGTTCTGGAAATATTGAAAAGTATGCAGACATTTCACAATTTGGTAAAGTTGATCAATTAGATCCAAATAGTCTTACTAAAATATTTGATACTGATAGAAGTTCTTTAATATATGAATTACCACAAGCAGTAGTAAAAACCCTAAATCCTCTTGTCTCTTCTAAATTTGATTACACAGTAAAACAGCAATTTTTTAGTGTAACTTTTAATAATGGTCTTGCATCTATTACTCAAACTGGCGGAGTGTTTTTGCCGGGTAAGGGTGCTTCTTTAGGATCTGCAGATTTACTTAATCATGTTGTGTGTACTATTACAGGGAGTATTGGTGCATTGTGTCCGCGTAACATTGGAGACATTATTAATTTTGGTGCTGGTGCCACCTCTTCAGTTGACGCAGCTGGTACTTCAATGGCTTTAGATACAGGTGTGGGAAATAATGATAATTTCACTGCCACAATAACTGCGGCTATTTCATTATCCCCTCTCGCTTCTACCTTTAGAACTAAAACTATTGTTAATTCAAATACAACATCCTTTACTAGTGGTGATACTAATACAACTTTAAGAGGATTAGGACAATATAAAGCAACTACTGCCGCGGATTATGCTAATACGACGATTAGTTTAAGAACATCAGATGTAAAATCTTTGAAAGCAATTGTTAAATCTCCAGACACTGATATTGCAAGCCTTACTACTGAATTGTTTACAACAGCATGTGCAAGTGCTGGTGATACTAATAATATAACAGACAAATATAATTTTGAAACTGGTCAGAGAGATAATTTATATGATTTTGGATTTGTTAAATTGAAACCAGGTCAATCCGCCCCGGCAGTTCCAATAGTGGCGGTATTTGATTATTTTGTACATCAGGCTGCAGACGGCCCATTTACTGTAGATACTTATCTTGGAGCAACTGCGGGCATAGAATTTTCTGATATCCCATCATACACAAGTCCTATAACTGGAAAAACAGTAAGTTTAAGAGATTGTTTAGATTTTAGACCAAAGAGAACAAATGGTGATGAATCTGCGTCATTTGCTTTAGATTCTGCGACAATTAATCAATCTGTAGTTCTACCAAGATTACCAGATTCAGATGTTGTTTTAACGACAGATGTACAATTTTATTTACCAAGAAAAGATAAAATTGTTGTAACAAAAGATAGGGAATTTGGTGTAATTGAAGGAAATCCTTCAGTTGATCCTATTGTTCCGGCAGATGATGAAGATTCTATGACAATTTATATCGCAGATATTCCTGAATATACATTTGAGGTTACTGATGTAAATTTACAATATATTGAAAATAAAAGATTTACTATGAGGGATATTGGTAAAATAGAAAAAAGAGTTGAACAACTTGAATATTTTACATCTCTCTCATTTTTGGAAAAAGATGCAAAGGAACAAGCGATATTTACAGATGGTGGAGTGGAGAGATTTAAGAATGGTATACTTGTAGACCAATTTGCGGGACATGCAATTGGTGATGTTTTAGATGATGATTATAGAATAGCGATAGATTTTGATCAAACACTTTTAAGACCGACATTTGAATCTGATAATTTTAAATTTAAACTTGATGTTAATAGTGCGAATATAATGAAAACAGGAGATTTGGTTTCTGTTGCTTATACAGACACGGGATTCGTTGATCAACCCGCTACAACAACGACTGAAGAAGTAAATCCATTTGGTTCTGGTATGTTTAATGGAATTTTAACTATGTCAAATCCTAGTGATACATGGTTTTATGATGGAAGGCGCCCAGAGGTATTAATAAATTTAACTGGAGGTAGTGATAATTGGGAATCTGGTAAATATAATTATGGATTTGGTACACAATGGGACAATTGGTCAAAAAATTGGAGTGGTGTAGAGATTAATAATGATGATGTTTCAAAAGCGAATAAAAAATCAACATCTTCTACTAAAGTAGATAGATCAGCCAAGACTATAGATCAACAAAATACAAGAGATGGGATTTTATCAAAAGATCAACCAGAATCAGTTAAGAAAACAGTAAACAATAAACAAGTTAATGATACTATTGTTTCATGGAATAGAAAACAAACTGTTTTATTTAAAGCACAAGGATTAAAACCAAGTACTGATCATTACTTATATGTAGATGGTGTAAATTTAACAGGGCAGGCTAATACTGGAGTGACATTATCCATTACTGACGGAGGAAACTCAGAATTTATAGCGAATGAGGGAGAATATGTAACAGTAAGTGCGAATAGTTCAATTTCTGGAACATTGGTTCATACAGATTATACGGGAAATACTACATTAATGCTTGCGAATACAATTGGTGATTGGACTACGACAGGTACATCAACAATTGTAGAAGCAGATTATGTTTCTGCGAGTGGAACAGTAACAGCAAATGCGACTTTATCAGCCGTACCAACAGCATATGTTAATAATCTTAAATCTGATATAAATGGTACTGTAGTTGGAAATTTTGAATTTACAGCTGGACAATTTAGAATGGGAGAAAGATTAGTAAGACTTACTGATCAAGCTGACAATACATTATCTAAAACTAATTCTGTAGCTGAAAAAACATTTCATATAAAAGGTATGGAATCTGTATCAGATGGAAGTATAATTTCAACAAGATCTTCTTTAGTGAGAAGACAAGATATTAGATCCGCTGTTGTGACAAAATCAGCTGTTTCTGATAAAAGTTCTTCTTCGAATTTTGTGAATCCGATGGCACAGTCTATAGTGATAGATGAGTCTAGATATCCAAATGGAGTGTTTTTAAGAACTGTTACATTCTATTTTTCACAAAAGGATACTTATTTGCCTGTAACAGTACAAGTAAGACCAATGACAGATGGGACACCAAGCGTTGCTCAAGTCCTACCATTTGGTGAAAAAGTTCTTGTTCCTGATGAAATAACTGTTGATTCTTCTTCTCCTGATACAACAAAATCATCAAGTGGAACGACATTTAAATTTCCATCACCAGTATATTTACCACCTGGCGAATTCGCTATTGTTTTAATGACAAATAGTCCAAAATATAAAGTTTATAGTTCTGTTGAAGGAAATATAGTAACTAACAGTGATACTACAAATACAAAAGCAGGAAAAGGCCCTGAAGTTGGAGACTTTTTTGTTACAAATAATTCTAGTAAATGGACTCCGGTTACTAATAGAAGCTTGATGTTTAAAACACAAAAATGTTCTTTTCAATTAACATCTTTTAATTCTAATTTGTGTCAATTTGATGTAATTCCACATCCTCTTTCAAATGGAACAGCTAATACGGCATATGATTTGATGAAATTAAGTACATCAGAATTAAAATTTTCAGATTCAGTAATAGATTATTTTTATCAAACAACTACTGAAAATGCAGCATATCCTCATATTGCTGTTAGAGATAATTCTTTTACTAAATTTACATCAAATAAAAATATTAAGCATGATAGTAGAAAAACTATTAGAACAGGTAAATATGATGGTGGTACTGATCCAGATATGAAAATACAAGTGAAAATGTCCACAACAAATTCAGATGTTTCACCAGTTATAGATATATCCAGATTAAATTTAATAACTGTTGAAAATAATATTAACAATGGTGGAATTAGTAATAATAATGTGGCTGTAGTTGCGGGAGGAACAGGATATGCAAACGGTACTAGTAATATCACACTTTCTGGAACAACAGGAACGGGAGCGGGAGTTACATTAGTCACAGATGGTACAGGAATAATTACAGATGCATATGCTTCAGCGGAGGGAAGTGGATATTTTGATAATATTACCGCTACTTTGTCTGGTGGTACAACTGGATCTGTAACAATTTCAGCAGAAACGGACAGAGAAGGTGGAAATGGAATAGCGAGGTATATAACAAGAAGAGTAACATTACAAGACGGGTTTGATGCTGAAGATGTTAGAGTATATATAAGAGCATATAAACCTAGTACCTCAAATATTAATATTTATTATAAAGCACTTAGTTCAACTGATTCTGAATCATTTGATGATAAGTATTGGAATAAAATGACACAAGAAACCGATTCAAGTGTATATTCTGCAAATGAGTCAGATTTCTTAACATATAATTATAAAACAGCAGATGATTCTGCTGCATATACTGTTGGATCTACAACTTTTAAAGATTTTAAATATTTTGCAATAAAAGTTGTTTTAACATCTTCAAGTAATATAGATCCACCAAAAATTAAGGATTTAAGAGCTGTAGCATTAGATTCATGAAAATTTTAACAGACGCTCCAGGATTTCTGAAAGATACTGAAAGCAATGCAATATTAAGAAATGATATAGATGCATTAACTGCCCATAGATTAGTAAAAAGGCAAGCTGACAGTAGACAAGCGGAGATAAATACACTAAAGACGGAAATTTCTGAAATAAAAGCGGAAATATTAGAAATTAAAAAATTTATTAACTATTAGGGATTAACACATGGCAACTTCATTCGCAAACGTAGCTTTAACTGATACCTTTGAAACGTGGCGTAATCAGACCAACTTGGTCATTGCCGACGTTAATGCTGGAACAGACGCAGGTATCGCAAATACAGTAGTAAGAAGAGATGATGATGGAAATGGTGGAATAAGAATTGGTGATTTAATAGCAAATGGATCAATAGAATTTAATACAACAGGAGAAGGTGGAATAACCTCCAATAGTTTACGAGATGTGACAGACGGCACAAGTGATGATTTTACAGCAAGTATGTCCACAGGCTCTGCTATATTTAAAGGTGGTGTTTCAGTTCAAAAAAGTTTAAATGTCGGTGGATCAGTTTACGTAGCAGGAGTAGTTAAAGCAGAAGGAAATATTCAATTAGGTGATGATCCAGACGTAGATACTGTAACAATACTAGCAGACATTGCTGCAGATCTTACACCATTACCTCAAGTTGGTTTAACAAATACTGCAATTAGTTTAGGTAATAATTCAGAAAGATGGAAAAACCTTTATGTATGGGACACGGTTGGAGCAAACACAACTTCACATTTAAAAATACCTTCTGGTGAAACTTCAGATAGACCAGAAATTACAGATCTATCTAGTACCACAAATGCAGATCATTCTTTACGCGGAGTAATTAGATATAATACAACATTAGACAGATATGAGGGTTATGATCATGTTTCTAATACTTTTATGTCATTGGGTGGAACTATTGATTCAGACCAAGACACAAAAATAACCGTCGAAACTACTCATGGCGGTGATGAAGATCAAATTAAATTTTATACTGAAGGAACAGAGAGATGGTATATTGGAGCTGATGCTGATGATGGATATTTTTTACCAAGTAGTTGGTCCGGTAGCGGAAATGAACTTCATATAGGAAAAACAGACCAGAGAGTACAATCAGTATGGGCTAACAACGTATTTTGTCATAATATTTTAGGAAGAGATGGTGAGACTTCTATTACTGTTCCATCAGGATCTACAGCACAGAGACCGTCAACTGATCTTGAAGATGGCATGCTTAGATTTAATAAAGAGATGGATGGTGCAAAGGGGCAGATGGAATATTATTCAAATACCGCTGCAGCGTGGTATACTCTCGCCCCCTCTACAGCAGTATATAATACAAGAATTGCAAATCCCGCAGACTCAACTACTTCAGTTAGTGCACTATATAATCCGTCTTATGTACAAGTATTCGTGAACGGTATTAAATTAGATACTGCTGATTATAGTACTGATACATTAGGAAGTGCTATAACTTTTCTTAACTTTACCGTTGGAGTAGACGATATAATAGATGTTATGTCAATGGCTGCATCAGATCTACATAAAGCGGCAATGACAAGAGAGAGATTTGTAGCAACCGCTAGTCAGACAGTTTTTACAATTAACGGCGGTTATACCCCTCAATTAATAGAGATGTTTAGTGAGGGAGTAAAAATTGATCAAAGTTTGGTGACATCGACCAACGGAACTACTGTTACTATTCCAGCACAATCAGTGGGTAATATAGTTGAATCTTTGGCGTGGACATCTTTTGAAAATACTGATGTTTACACTAAAAGTAGATGGGCAAATACAGCTGGATGGTCTTCTGTTTATGCTAATACTTATATTGGTGTTGATGTCTCATCACATGCTAACGCGACATTTGCTGTTGATACGTATAATGATAGAATTGGCGTTGGTGTTAAAGTTCCTGAATCTACACTTCACGTTAGAGGACTTGAGACGACTCAATTAAAATTAGAACATAGTTTTGCAGCAAATACTACTTTTGATGTTGCTGCGGATGGAAAATTAACAATAACTCCGTCAGGTCAAGACACAACTCTTATTGGTAATTTACATATTACAGGAACAACTACTGAAGTTAAATCTGATACTATGACTATAACAGATCCGTTTATAGTTCTTAATAATTTTTCAACAGTACCAACAAATAATGCTTATGATACCGGATTTGTATTCATTAGAGGAACTAATGATCTTGGAAATACGGCATTTATTTGGGATGAAAGTTTGGATGAATTTTCAACATGTCGTGTAGGAGATGATGGATCAGCAGCAGGAAATGTAACAATAGCGGATTATGAAAATTTCCATTGTGGAGCAATAGAAATTGAAGATAATCTTTTGGTGGGAACTACATCTTCTTTTACAGGATTAGCGACATTTAACTCGAATATTGATATGTCTGGAGGTTATTTCGCTTCAGATGTTTTACCTGATGCTAATGGAACGAGAGATATGGGAAGTGCTGCTTTAAGATGGGCTAACATATATACTTCTGACTTAAATTTGAAAAATGAACGTGGCGATTGGAAAGTCGTCGAGGAAAGCGATTACTTGTCATTAACAAATAATTTGACAGGTAAAAAATATAAAATATTAATGGAAGAAATTGAGTAATAAAAAAAAAGAAGAAGTTGTAAATAATGATAAAAATGTGAAAATTAGATATGCATATTTTACTGATGAAGAATATGTCATTTTTATAAATGAATTATGGACAAAAGATTTTCACACAAGTGCATATTTACAACGAGATGTAGAAAAAACTGCAATTTTTTGGAAATTGTTTATATGCGCAAGAGCAATTAAACAACATCATCAAATTTATTTAAATAATAGAGCAGAAATATTAAGTAAATATGGAACACATGACCCAGCTACAAATACTTGGGCAGTTGATCAGAGTAAGCACGAAGAATCATTAAATGACATAAATATATTAAATGATAGTATTATAGAATTAGATATTACAAAAATGGATGCGGGTGATATGATAGACAATGATCTATTTTCTCCTAATTTTGGAGGATTACAAAATATGACCTTTAAAGCATTAAATCAATTAGAAGATTGGGTCGATTGGACATCCATCGACAATTGGATTACTAAAAATAAAACGAAGGAATAATAAAAATGACATCACGAGCTTATGAATTATCACAAACAGTTGATATCGATGGTGATCAGGTAATCACAGGAAACACGATTTTCAACACTACTGGTTATATGACCGTTCCTGTTGGAACCACTGCTCAAAGACCCGCGGGAGTGTATGGTCCGAATACTGGTCAAGTTAGATATAATTCAACTTTAGGAAAATATGAAGGATATCATGATGCGGAGTGGGTATCATTTGGTGATTTAACAGATAAAGATAAAGATACAAAAATTACAGTCCATGAAGGATGGGGTAATGATGAAGATGAAATAAAAATTTATGCAGGAAATGCTAGTGCAGGGAATGAGAAAATATTAGTTAATACATCTCAAATCATAGCCGAAACTTCAGCTAAAATTGGACTAAGTGCTTCTCATTTACAATTGGCGGCGGCTCATACAGTTATTACAGGAAATTTAACTATTCAAGGTACACAAACTGTAGTAGAATCGACGACAGTTGTTGTTACAGACAAAACTATTGAATTATCAAATGCTGAGACAAAAACTACAGCAACTGCTACTGGTGCCGGTATTCAAGTAAATGATGGAGCGACTGATCATAGTATATTGTGGAATGATACAGGAACCAAATGGGAAATTAGTGATAATGTATCATTTGGTGGGAATACTATTACATTTGGCAACGGGGAAACCATTGATAATGCTGTAAACGGAACCGTACAAGTAACTGCTGATAAGCTTAAATTATCCGGAAATATTATTCAAAATTCTGAAGCAGAAGATACTATTACAATGAATGCAGCACAAGAAGTCATTATTGATAGTGGTCTTCTTGGTGGATTGGGTAGAGATGTAGCTATAACAATGGGACATGGAAATACTGTAACTTTATCTAATACTGTCACAATTTCAGGCGGATCTCCCGCACAATATAAATTGTTACAAGATTCTGACGGAAATGGATTAGCACAATGGGTTACTTTTGGTGTATTCAATACCTCAGGAACAAGATTAGGACCATAATAAAGGATAAAATATGGCGGCAGGTGATAATAGACCGTTGTGGGTATCAGATTTAGACCCAGGTAACAGCAGTTTAAGAGAAATGACAGATGCTAATATAAAGGATAAAATTGTTCCTGTTATTTTAGCAAAATGGGCAAGTGACCAATCTGATGCACAACGTGGAAACATTCAATTAAGATCAACAACTACAACTGGAAATTTAGGACACTTCATTGATACTAAAAGAGATGATGCTGTGGGGTATCATCCTACTGGTAGTGGATCTTCTACAGTCAATTCATATGGTCTTCGCGCAAATGATAATTCCGCAGAAGCCACAGGAGGAGAAGTATGGCCTTTAGCTTGGGAAGGATCGGGCGTCTTACAAGAAATGAATACCGCTAAATTGGTAGATGATATTATGAGATGTTGTCAAGAAGTATATGTTTTAACGGGAGCCAATACGGGAGTTGGTTCATATTATTTGGGAGCAAGCAATCCCTCAGGTTCATTAGGAGGAACGTGGATAGATGTTCATGGAGGAACTAATGCCCCCTCTGGTGGAGAACATGCAGCTTATGCACAAACAACCGCACAAGATTCACACAGCACAAATATTTATCTTTGGAGAAAAACTTCTACAGGTAGTGTGGGAAGCAAACAACCAGTAAAATATAAGGGAACTGGTGGAGATGTTCAAGAAATGACAGATGCGGAAATAGAAACATTAGTCGCACATTGGATGAATCGTATTACTGGAGGCAGTGGTGGAAATAATGTGGGAAATTATGAAATAAAAACGGGATCAGCATCTGGATCTGGAACTTGGACACAAGTTGGTGGATTTACTGACTATATGTGTTCTGTAGCAAATCAACAATATTCTACACAATATAGCGGACAATATACCGGACAATATACTGGTCAGTGGTCAGGACAATATAGAGTACAATATGGAAACTTTGGTGGAGCTCGATACGGGCCATATTACACTGGACAATATTCTACACAATATAGCGGACAATATACCGGACAATATACTGGGTATTGGACAGGAGCTACAATTCAAAATGATGGTAGCTCTAACATTATAACCACTTATAATCTTTATAAGAGAATTGGATAATACAATATAATAGGATAAATTATGATATTTAGTGATGAAGTGGTTGAAGGAATTTGGACTAATTCTGAAAAAACCTCTATTGCAATTTTATTAAAAAACACAAATGATGATGATACATATTCGATACAAACCTCTGTAGGAACAGAGCATTGGGAAGAATTTTTCAAAAAATTTACTCCTAAAGAAATAGATGATTTCTCACATGCCCATTCTCAAAGAAAAATAATAAATCAAAAAAAAGAAGAAGAATCAGATAAAGCTCAAGATGATTTAAAAACATTATTTGATACAAAATTAAAAGCATTTGAAATATCAGAAGTGAAAGAGTCTAAAGATAAAATTCTTCGTTCCAAAATAAGAAAATCAACAAATCTTGTAGAATTAAATGCGTGGGTTACTGTATTATTACTAAAATCAATCAGTGATCCAATTCATGGTCTTACTGAATGGGGAAATGTTCTCAAACCAGCAATTGAAGAAAATGAATAATGGATTTCTTGTTGTCGCTTCCAAAAATAAAAGATTTCTTACTGCGGCACAACTCCTCGCCGACAGCATAAAAGAATATACACAATATCCAATCACATTAGTTACTGACAATGAATGGATCTTAGATCCAGGAAATCATATATTTGACAATGTTATTGGCGGTGCTCCTAAAACAATCAGGGCTAAATTGTGGGCATTAACAAAAACCCCCTATGATATTACATGTTTTTTAGATGCTGATGTAGTTTGTTTATCAGACAATGCAAATAATGTATTTGATGCACTTTGTGATAATGATATAGTTTTTACGAAAATTAGACCTTATTGTGCATCAGCATGTTGGTGGAACATTCATGAAGAAGAAAGACCTCATGGTGGTGCTTTTGTTTGGAAAAATAATAAAAAAATGAAAACATTTATGGAGGAATGGTGGAATAATTGGCAATGGAAGATGGAGCATAATTGGCATTCAAGATGGGATTTTAAATATGAGAAAGGTCCTGTTGAAATGTGGGATCAATTTCCATTACATTTAATGTTATGTGATAAAGAAGATGAATGGTACAGAAATGATATAAAATGGAATTGGTATTTTAATACAATAAAAAATGATGATTGTTTATGGAATTTTACAGCACCAGGATATGATTGTGAAATAGAAAATGTTAATTATTCAGATATTGTATTTTTAAGTTATCCCAAAGGAACAGGTTGGCATGATTGAAAAAGATATACCACAAGATATTTTAAAAATTTTAAAATTATTTGAACCTTTTATATTCGATTTTATTAAAAGTGATGGAAATATTGAAGATAGTAATAAAAGAGAAATAATTTCAAAAGAAGAGGCTATTTCTGATGAATATTTGTTTAATATGATGGAAGGTGATTCAGGATCTGGCGGGCCTACACATATATTATCAAATGATTTTGGTCTGGAAGCTTCTGAACCTCATGAAGAACTTTTAAAATTATCAAATAAATTAGCTTCTTTAGTGGGAGCAAGAAGAAGTCCTTTATGTCAACATTACCCCCCTGATGGATATGTTGCATGGCATCATAATGCGAATATCCCAGGCAGAAATATAATATTTTCTTGGTCAGAAACGGGTGCAGGTATTTCTAGAATTTATGGTGATTCAAAAGAAATTGAAGAATATCAAGATACTGTAGGATGGAATATTAAATCTTTAAAAATTATTAGTCATTTAGATCATGTTGAAGAAAATAAAGAATATGCTTGGCATTGTGCGGGAACAAATTGTAATAGATTTTCAGTTGGATTTATGATGAATAATGATCTTCATGAAGATGTGGAATTTTGTAATGAAGTTTTAAAAGAGGATATAGGATTAGTACATGAAAGTCCTAATGGTGTTTGGTATTAGATATATTTTTTAGTCCAATGAACAGTAGAATATATTTCCCCCTTTTCTAGTCCGTCAGAATATCCTTTATTAAAAAGGGCTATTGGATAATCTAATTCTTGATAATTAGAATGACTAGCAGAATAATAAAAATGGTCTGGTATACGAATGGGATCAAGATATTTCATCCAAAGATATATATCAAATCCACCACATTTTTCAATATCTTCAAATTCAAATTCTTCCCATACTTTTAAACTGTTATTTGGTTTCCATCCTAATATAGAGGAGTTATAAGGAGTGCAACATTCTTTTTGTATCCTCCGCTTTTCAAAATTCTCCATATGTTCTCTCCATCTACTCCAACATGCACATAGATAATTTTGTTGTTCAACCCAATCAAATAGTTTATCTATATTGCCCTTAATGATAACATCTAAATCAAATGCTAATACAACTTCTTCTTCGAATTGTTCTATCATGGGGGAATGATATAAAACTTTAGTCCACCATTTGGGAAGAATTGGTTCATCAAATACTCGAAAGTTTATATTATATGTGGTATTTTCAAAAACCATTTTTTCTAGACGTTTTATATCTTTTACATTGTATTTGTCACCAACACATATACATGCGACTGCGTATTTAAACATACCAATGACCTATGGTCATATATCTTGTATATTTTGGAAAATCTAATCTACCTTTATATACCACATTTTTAATTTGATTTTTTTCAATTAATTCTTCAACATTATGAACACAATTGATATGTTCATCTAATCCAAAATAATCATTTGATTGTATAGCAACTACAGGATTTCCTTTAAAATAATGTTTCATTTTTATAATATCTTCCATATGTTCTCCTGAGGTATTAATGATTAAATCTCTACGTCTAATTTCTTTTCTTTCAAAAAAATCTCCGAAAATAGAAATCTCAAAGGGAAATTCAAAATGATTTAGATATTGTGCTAATATTTTTTTACATAATTCATCTTTTTCATAAAAGTCTATTTTTTTTATTTCTAATTTAGAATGTAACAGATCTATTAATGGACAACCAAACCATCCACCAATAATTTCAATATATAAAGATGATTCAGGGTATGGGTCAGTATTACCTTCACTATTGACCAAAGGTAAATGTTGTGTATATCCTAAAATAGTTGGCGTTCCGTCTGAAATAACTTCAAGATATAAATCTTTTCCTTTGGGTAATTTGTCAACTAACCATTGTTTTGAAGATAATTGTCCATGTGATAAAGAATCTTGATAACTTTCTAAACTACCAACCTGATTGTTTATTATCCATTGTTCTATTTTATGATATGGTAATTTATTAATTTTTTTTGTGGTATCACTTACATGTTTTTTATTTTTTCCAACATTTGTTTTATATTTTCCAATAGTTTTTCTAACATCATTTTTTAATTTTCCAATAGTTTTTCTAATATTTCCTGCAGAATCTCTAATTTCTTGATTTTTCTTTTCAATATTATCTTCAAATTTTTTTAATTTTTCTATAGTTGATTGCATCCTACCACCAAATAATAATTATGTTTACCTTTTATTTCAGTTTTATAATGAATTGTTGTTAATTGATTTTGATCTATAATTTGTTGACAACTATTTATCGGATTAATACAAGATAGATGTGGATTATCAGAACCAACTAAAACAAACTTTCCTGAGAACTTTCTACCAACAGGATAACATGTTTCACAATATTTGTTTACAATTATACCGTCTTCTATTTTAACATCATCAAATATAACATCTTTATTAATAACATTCTTTGTTATTAATTTATTAATATTGCATACCATAGGATCTATATCATAATAATAGCACTTATACCCGAATAATTCAAAATCATCCACTTCTATATGACAGAACCAACTACATAAAAAATGTACGGGCTCTTCTTCATAATGTATCATGATTTCGTCAAATACTCGCCATGATATTTTTTGAACATCTTTATTATTAGAATATTCAATTAAATATTTAAATTTTTTATGTTTTGTTTTTAATAAAGTTTCATAAGATGACATTATAACTTTCCCATAATTCTTTTGCCCATCCTTGTGCATCATGTAATTCTACATGTTGTTCATGTTCTTTTGCCCATGCTTTATGTGAAGTATTGAATAGACATATTTTATAACGTTTTTTATATTCTGTTGGAGTCATATCATTTGGAAATTTTGCACCTATATTGTAATTATAGGCAGTGGTTGAAGGCCAGAAATCTACCATTTTTTTGCGATGACATTGATAAAATATGAATTTATCGAAAGATGGATATGAAAAGAATGCTTCCTTTTTTGTTTTTAATAAATTTTCATACATTTCATATCCAGCATCATTATCCCAAGCAACAAATGAAGAATTTATAGGAGTTGTTAAATATCCATAATTTAATTTTGAGGCCGATGAATCTCTCCAATAATTCCAAATAAATTTTGGTTTTGGATGATTTTTATGTATGTATTTTGTTATGTTATTTTGAATCAATATATCTAAATCAAACCATGCCTTTTTACCTGACATGTTAGCATAATCTCCAAAATAACACATTTTTTCTGAAGTGAAAATTTGAGTTCTTGGAAATTCATCGAATGTTGTAGGAATTGGTTTTATTTCAATATCTTTATTTAATCCTTTAGAATTTTCTGTTAAACAATGAAAATTAAAAGAATTATTATAGTGTATTTTTAAAGAATTGAATAATCGATTCACATATTTTGGAGGATATTTATTTCCCCACTTCAAACAAAAAAAATTAGTCATATTTTAGTAGCATAAATATAATTATAGTTATTAATATTTAGTGAGACAATTTATGGATTATCCTTCCCCAACTTTCTGCGCATTGCCGTGGATACATTTATCAACAAGACCTAATGGACATATGAGAGTATGTTGTACTGCGAATGCGTCTGCTGTTCAAGACCCAAATTCTTCTATAAGAACAAAGGCAAATATAAGAAATGAGGATGGTCAATGTGCTAATTTAAACACTACTCGATTATTAGATGCGTGGAATAATGATTATATGAAGCGTACTAGATTAATGATGATGAAAGGTGAACGTCCTCCTCAATGTATTAAATGTTTTAAAGAAGAGGATTCTGGTCATATTCCCAAAAGAATTTGGGAAACTAATAAATGGGGAGAAATTTATGATTTAGATGAATTGATAAAAAATACAAATGAAGATGGTTCTGTTGAACCTAAACTTAGATATATTGATTTACGATTAGGAAGTAAATGTCAATTAGCTTGTGTGATGTGTTCTCCAAATGATTCTTCTGGATGGAATAAAGAATGGTTAGATTTTTATCCTAAAATAAAAAATGAAAGATTAAAAGATACTAGTCAATGGAAAAAAAATGAAGATGGAGGAACGTATAATTGGCATAAAATAAGTCCTCATTTTTGGGAAGATTTATACAGTCAAATACCCAACATTTATCAATTGTATTTTGCCGGAGGAGAAAGTACAATAATAGAGGAACATTATACTTTACTTGAAAAAGTAATTGAAATGGGCTATGCTTCTAAAATTGAATTAAGATATAATTCAAATGGAGTCGAATTACCAGATAAATTATTCAAATTGTGGAGTGAATTTAAACATGTAATATTTCATTTTTCAATAGATAGTTGGGGAAAATATAATGATTATATTCGCTATCCTAGTAGATGGAAAATTATTGAAAAGAATTTAAAATTAATGGATCAGACTGATGATAATATTACAGTAACAACCGCAACAACTATTATGGCATTGAGTATTAATTATCTTCCAGAATTTATATCTTGGAAAGTTCAGCAAGGATATAAGAAAATAAATAAATGGCCTGGGGGAGCAGGAATGATCAATTGTCATTTGGCATATTGGCCACCACAATTAAATGTTAAAATAATACCAAAAGAATTAAAATATAAAATTAGAGAGAAATATGAAGAAGAGTTTTTTCCTTGGATGGAAGATAATTGGAAATTATGTACCGGTGTAGAAAATATAGAATTTGATGATTGGGCAAATTCATCCTATGGAATTAAAAGATATGAAGGACTATTAAATTTCATGGATGATGAAGATTGGTCTGAAAGACTTCCCGAATTTCAAGAATATATTTCACATTTAAATAGATTAAGACCACATAAACAATTTGAAAGAGTTTTTCCAGAATTATGTATAGATATGATGAAATAAAAAGTGTTCATATTGAACCTACTCAGGGATGTAATGCCGCTTGCCCTCAATGTGACCGTAATATAAATGGTGGTAAAGATAATCCCTATCTCACAAATGCAATGTTAAGTTCTATGGATTATTATGAAATGTTTCCTTGGCATTTTGTAGAACAGTTGGACTCCATGTATATGTGTGGTAATTTGGGTGATCCATGCATAAGCAATTATGCAATCGAGGGATTTAGATCTTTTAGAAATGCTAATCCCAATATGTGGTTAGGTATGAATACCAATGGAGGCGCTAAACCAGAATATTTTTGGGAAGATTTAGCAGATATAGATGTAGTTGTAACATTTAGTATAGATGGTTTAGAGGATACTAATCATTTATATAGGCAAAAAGTTAAATGGGAAAGAGTAATGGAGAATGCCAAAGCGTTTATTGATCGAGGTGGTCATGCTAAATGGGATTTTATAGTGTTTAAACATAATGAACATCAGGTAGATGAGGCAAGACAATTGGCGATGGATATGGGCTTTGAAAAATTTCAAGTCAAAAAAACAGGACGTTTCTTTTCGACTGTTCAACATAAAGGTAAAGACACCCATCAAGCAACAAATCGAAAAGGTGAAAATACTCAGAAGTTAGAAAAACCCAGTTTAGAGTTTGTTAATGTTGCACTAAAAAAAGAAAAAGATTTAGTTACTGAACATGGTAGCATGGATGCATATTATGATACAACACCTATTAATTGTAAAGCAATAGATAAGAAGGAAATATTTGTTACGGCAGAAGGACATGTGTTTCCTTGTTGTTGGACAGCGGGACAACAATATAAATGGTATTGGAAACCCCGCGAAGCACCTATTTGGAAATTAATAGGAGATTATGAAAATATCAGTCTCAGAAAACATACTATAAAAGAAATAGTTAACGGCCCGTTTTTCAAAGCCATAGAAGACTCTTGGTCATGTTCCAGTGTTAAAGATGGAAAACTTAAAGTTTGCGCTAACAAATGTGGAATAGGATTTGATGCATATAATGAACAATTTTTATAATGTGGAATAAAAATACCATAGAATGGATTGATATAGAACTTACTAGTTTTTGTAATATTAAATGTCCAGGATGTCTTCGTCAAGAAATGCATGATAAAGTTGGACCATTACTTAATAAGTCTTATATTAAATTTGAAGATTTAAAAAAATGGATTCCGAAAGGATATTTACCCAATTTGAAAATTATAAATTTTTGTGGATCAGTCGATGAACCCACTACTCATCCGGAATTTATAGACATAGTAGATTATTTTTTAGATTTTTCAGATGTTAATGTTGCTACTAATGGATCTACTCGAACTATTAAATTCTGGGAAGATCTGGGTAGAAGAAAGTTATCTGTATTTTTTGGTCTTGATGGAACAGATCAAAAATCATTGGAAAAATATAGAATTGGATCTAATTTTAAAAAGGTGCAGGAAAATTATAGAGCATTTATAGGTGCGGGCGGCAATGCAACATGGCAATTTATTGTATTTGATCATAATGAACATTTAATAAAGAAGGCAGAGAATATGTCTAAAGTTGAAGGATTTAAAAGATTTAGAAAAATATATTCACATAGAACAGGTAGTGGAGAAGTGAAATGAGTGAAGAACATCTAAATGCCCATAACGCTAAGTTTAAATTAGAAAAAGATTTCAAAACTAAAGGATTTTGTTTAGAATGGGAAGATGATATTTTACCTAAATGCCCTATTAAAGATGGTTCAGAAGAAAAGATTTCTAAAATTAGTCAAAGAATTGATAATGGAGAATTTGATTTAACAAATTTTAATGTTCATGATACAGAATTGACTCATTTTATAGGATATTTACAAAATCATGATTTTACAGAAAAACAAATTATACCATTTTTGCATACATCTTGGCATAGACGTAATGGTGATTATCTTTATATGGGGCAAGATAATAAAGAGCGATATGATAAATTTCAAAATTCCAGTTACGGCAAATATGTACTGGATATGTGTGGATATACAGAACAATTTGAGAAAATTAAAATGATTCATGATGGCCAGGATTGGCCATATACATTATCAAAAAAACAAATAAATTATTTACAGACTGAATGTGAAGAAGTGCCTTGGTATAGACATAATAGTTGGGGATTTAGGTCTGATGAATTTGATTTTGACAATAAAGGTGATAGTATTTTAATATTAGGATGTAGTTATGTTTATGGTATAGGTTTAGCAGAAAAAGATCGTTTTTCTAATATACTTAGTAAAACTTTGGGATTAAAAAACTATAATGTAGGTCTATCAGGAGGTAGTCATGATCAAGCATATCTTTTTAGTCAATATTTAATACCTCTTTTAAAACCGAAACATGTAGTATTTTTAGGTCCTAATATTACTCGTACTTTTCATTTTAATGAAAATTTACTTAAATATCTTATATTAAAGGGTTTTGAATCTAATTGGACATTGGAGCTCCAGAAAGAGCCTTACTGGTGGGAAGATGTTTCTTTTATTCAACATAAAACTGAATATACTGACTTATTTGAATTTGATATTTGTACAAATCCGTTCGGATCTCATCAGGGTGAAGAGGGGGATATATATTTTGATCAATATGTAAAACAATTGGTTAATCATATGTCCAGAAATATATATATGAATAAATTAAATGCATCAAGAAATATTAATGCTGTTAAAGGTGTTTGTTATGAAAATAAGGCTTCCTTTCATTATTTTTTGGCTGATGATTATGAGATACCTTTTAATAAAGTAGATGCACAGATAAATGTTACATCAATTAGTGAGATGGCAGAAATGATAGAGAATTTTGTTGAAGATGGAAAACAGGCTACGAGAGAACAAGTAATTGAATTTATTGAAAAAAATAAACTTCCTTCTGCTTATGATGATTATGCAAGAGATTTAAGTCATCCTGGAAAAAAGTCAAATCAATGGCTAGCGGATTATTTTTTGGATAGTATAAAGAAAGTAATATGATAGAATGTAAATATGGAAATCAAAAAAGGATATTTATAAATCATGTAGGTGAATTAATACCGTGTTGTTATGTAAATGCTGAATCTTTAAATATGGCGGCGGGGCATTCCCCAAAAACGTTATTTGGTGAATTAAATCAACAATATGATAATAGTTTACATAATCAAACAATACAAGAAATATTAGACGGACCATTATTTAATGGTATTATAAATTCATGGAGTTCAGATGAACCTGTTAAAAAATGTAAACAGACATGTGAATTAAAAAATAGAGACACTTTTATAGATAAAAAAAATGAATAAAGATTATAGTTACGCAATAAATAATTGTGCATTGCCGTGGTTAATGCTTGACTTTCAATTTCGTTGGGAAGACATTTTACATGAAGTTGAACAATTAGATGAATGGATACCATATAGAGAAAGTAGTGGAAAGAATTGGTCTAGTTTAGCATTACATGGAGTTGGTGGTGAATTCGGCAGTGTTTATCATGAAGAATTAGAACATGTTAGATATGATTGGACAAGTATTGCGGATAAATGTCCAAAAACAAAAGACTTTTTGCAAAATCATGCGGGAATATTATCTCATGAAAGAACAAGATTTATGAAAATTGATCCGGGAGGTTCAATTTTTTTACATAATGATAAAGATATTGAAGACCAACCACTTACCCTTGATATAATGGGCCCAAGTATCCTACATTTCTCTATTCAACATCCAAAAGGTTGTGATTTTCAT